TGAAAAATAATTATGGATTTTTTAAAAGAAATAGTAAAAGAAATTGGTGATGATTTTACAAAAGTCGCAGCAGACATAGATGAAACAGAAAGATTCATTGATACGGGAAGTCATATCTTCAATTCGCTTGTTAGCGGTTCCATTTATGGTGGTGTTTCTTCTAATAAGATTACTGCCATCGCTGGTGAAAGCTCTACTGGAAAGACTTATTTTTCCTTGGCTGTTGTCAAAAACTTTCTGGATAATAACCCTGATGGTTACTGTCTTTATTTTGACACCGAGGCTGCTGTCAACAAAGGACTACTTGAGTCTCGTGGGGTTGACCTAACACGATTAGTTGTTGTTAATGTTGTAACAATTGAAGAGTTTCGTGGTAAGGCACTTAAGGCAGTAGATATATACTCTAAGACAGAGGAAGAGAATCGCAAACCTTGTATGTTTGTGTTAGACTCTTTAGGTATGCTTTCAACTGAGAAAGAAATTACCGATGCATTAAATGATAAGATGGTTCGAGATATGACCAAATCTCAACTTGTCAAAGGAGCATTTAGAATGCTCACACTCAAACTTGGTCAAGCAAACATTCCACTTATTGTTACTAATCACACCTATGACGTTATCGGATCTTACGTCCCAACTAAAGAAATGGGAGGAGGCAGCGGTCTCAAGTATGCTGCATCTACAATCATCTATCTTACCAAGAAGAAGGAAAAAGACGGAAAAGATGTCATTGGAAACATTATCAAGGCAAAGACTCATAAGTCACGTTTAAGTAAAGAAAATAAAGAAGTTGAAGTTCGTCTTTACTATGATGAAAGAGGTCTAGACAAATACTATGGTCTTTTAGAATTAGGAGAGAAAGGTGGTCTCTGGAAAAATATTGCAGGTAGATATGAAATGGATGGAAAGAAAGTATATGCAAAAGAAATATATAAGAACCCAGATAAGTATTTTACAGAAGAAGTAATGCAAAAGTTAGATGATATTGCAAAAGAAGATTTTTCATATGGTTAACGTATACGATCATACAATACCAGGTAAAATCTGTAGAGATTTAATTTTATTATTTGAAAAAAATACTGAAGAACATGAGTATGTTGATAAGGATCATTGTCCTTGTTTCACACAAATAAATCTTAATAGGGTATCAAACGGTATTGTAAAACTTCTTACTCCTATTGTACAGCAAGTGTACTATCAATACAAAATTGATGTTAAATCAAAATATATTCCACAATTTAAAAAGTTAGAAGAGTTTAGAGTTAAGAGATATTATAATAATGGTAACGAAAGATTTGATGAACATGTTGATGTAACTGACTTTTACTCTTCAATGAGAGCACTTGCTTTCTTGTTTTATTTGAATGACAATGATGGAAATACTTTGTTTCCTTCACATAACTTGAATATTGAACCAGTATCTGGTAGAGTAATAGTGTTTCCTCCCACTTGGGAGTATCCTCATTTAGGATTACCACCTAAAAAGGAATCAAAATATATTATGAGTACATATGTACATTATTGTTAATGGAAAGAATTGAGACTACTATCCTCAGAAATCTAGTTTACGATGAAGAGTTTTCTCGTAAAGTAATTCCTTTCATTCAACTTGATTACTTTGAACAAAGAATTGAAAGAGTTATCTTTGAAGAGATTAGTAAATTCATTGTTAAGTATGGAAGTTCAATTACAACTGAAGCACTAACAATTCAGTTAGAGGATAGAGATGATTTAAATGAAACTGAGATAAAAGAATCTAGAGATGTTGTTTCTTTATTTACTGATGATAAAGTAGATAATCAATGGTTAGTAGATACAACTGAGAAATGGTGTAGAGATCGTGCTATATACTTAGCATTAATGGAATCTATTTCTTTAGCAGATGGAAAAGATGACAAAAAAGGAAGGGATGCTATTCCTAGCATTCTCTCTGACGCTCTGGCTGTTTCTTTCGATAATCATATAGGACACGATTACTTAGAAGATTATGAAGAGCGATATGATTTATACCACAAGAAAGAAGATAAAATCAAATTCGACCTCGAATTTTTCAACAAGATTACAAAGGGTGGGATTCCGAATAAAACACTCAATATTGCTCTCGCTGGCACTGGTGTTGGTAAATCTTTGTTTATGTGTCATGTCGCAAGCAGTGTGCTACTCCAAAACAAGAACGTATTATACATCACGCTTGAGATGGCTGAGGAGAAAATTGCTGAAAGAATTGATGCTAATCTTCTAAATGTTCCCATACAGGATATAAATGATTTACCTAAACCCATGTTTGAAAATAAAGTAACATCATTATCTAAAAAAACACAAGGAACTCTTATAATTAAAGAATATCCTACTGCATCTGCACATTCAGGTCATTTTAAATCATTACTTAATGAACTTGCATTGAAAAAATCATTTACACCTGATATAATATTCATAGATTATTTAAATATATGTGCATCGTCACGTTATCGTACAAACAACAATGTCAACTCGTATTCCTATATTAAAGCGATTGCTGAAGAACTCCGTGGTCTTGCAGTTGAGGCTAATGTACCTATCGTCTCCGCTACTCAGACGACTCGTTCTGGCTATGGTAGTAGTGATGTCGATCTTACTGATACAAGCGAATCCTTTGGTCTCCCAGCCACTGCTGATCTTATGTTTGCTCTTATATCTACTGAGGAATTGGAAGCGTTAAATCAAATAATGGTTAAACAATTAAAGAATCGATACAATGATCCTACAATCTATAAGAGATTTATCATTGGTATTGATCGTGCAAAGATGAGATTATACGATGTAGAACAAGTCGCACAAAACGATTTGGTTGACAGTGGACAAGAAGAAGAGTATAATAGCCCTGAAGATAAATTTAAAAACAAATTCGCAGAGATTAAATTCTAATGTTCAACATATCAGATGTCTTCGATAAAATCAAAAAAGAATTTTCAGAAGAACCACTCAAACCAGAAATTCCAGAAACTAAGTCCGTTGACTTTGACAAGTATGCTATATTCGTGGATGGTGTCACATCCGATTCCAGTAAAGATTATCAATGCTTTATTGAGAGTGTTAGTTCCCTTGACGGAAAGGGTGCCAATATTCACAGGCTTCTTACTGCTGCTGTTGGCATTAGTGCTGAAGGTGGTGAATTTATGGAGATCGTTAAGAAAATGGTTTTCCAAGGTAAGCCTTGGAACGACGACAATCGAGAACATCTTATTATTGAGTTGGGTGACGTTATGTGGTATGTGATGCAAGCTTGTGCTGCACTTGATGTTTCACTTGAAGATGTGGTTGCAGGAAATGTAGAAAAATTAAAGAAAAGATATCCTGGTGGAGAGTTTAATGTGTATGAATCAGAAAACCGTGCATCAGACGATAGATAATAAAGAGAATCTTAAGTTTATAATATAATATATCCCCTATGGATTATGAATTAGAATTAAAAAATGAAAAATTAGAAAGTATGATTCATGTTTATGAAGAGCATATAGATGCTCTTGAAAAAGAAAATAAAAGTTTAAAGTTACAAGTTGACTTCTTAAAACAGCAACTAGAATACAAAACTTTTGGAAAACCGTTAGATTTGGAGGAAGAAGAATGAGTGGCGACATAGGATTAGAACAACCAATCATCTTTTATGATGAAGAAATTACAGAAGCAAAAAAGATTGTATTAGAACATAAAGGAATTAAGTTGGCATATCTAGAAATAAATAATCAAAAAGTAAATGGCAGCAAGTCGAGGAGTCGATAATTGGAACGATAATTTCAAAGGTCAAGGTGATATTTCAACCGTTGCGAAGGTAGATACTGGAGTATTATATGAAGAAAATGGAAATAGATCAACACAACAATTAACAAGAGGAACACCAGTAACTTACATTGATAGTCAATCTAAATCTCATACAAGAGTTGCAATTAGAATAAATCAAGATATATTTTTTACGAGTGTAGATAATTTAGTAAAACCAAAGTCATTAGGTATCGTTAATCTAAAACCACAAGCATTTGGGTTGGGAGCACCCTTGTCATTATCATCTTATGTGACAACTCTTAAAAAATCAATTAAAAATAGAGGAGATATAAAAGGAGAACTACAAGAGTATCTAATCGATTTAGTAAATTATGTAACATCAGGAAGTGGTGGTTTAACAGGGTATAAATTTACTGAACTTCCAATGGCATCTATTAGAAATGATTTTGGTGAAGCACTAGGTCCAATATTTTGTATCAAATATGGATTGATTGGTAAGAATTTAGGAGTTAATGCGTCATCTACGATATCATTTCCAGGTTCTGGAGCAGCACAATTATTAGATTATTTCATAAACACATCTACAAAGAGTATTAAAGTTTCTGCAAAATCAAAAGGAACTGCTAATACACTTAAAATGGTTTCTTTAGTTCCCACTATATTAAATGATTCTAAATTATCTGCAAAACACGCAAGTTCATTAGAGTTTAGATTAATGAATACGATAAATTCAAATAATACAAATATGGGTGCAATACAAGGATGTGCTTTGATTGGTGCAATAAGTCAACAAGCTGCTGCATCAGTTGGTGGAATTAGTGG